AATCAATATGACGATCCTCGTCAGGTTGCCTCTATGTGGCTTTCAGGTACACCAATGGAGAAAGCTGGTAATGTAGCGGATACTTTGGGCACAACTGTTCCCAAGTATGTCTCCATGTTTGACCGCTATTATGGCGGTCAGGATCTAGCCCCTGATGGCAAGCAGGCGACTGATTTGAAGCCCCCTATGGACATTGGCCGCACTGCCCCCACTGAAGGCAAGAGAAGTCTCGGTGATATTGTCACTTCAGAGGGTTTTGTGGTTCCGGCTCTTGGGTTCTTGGGATCGATGCTGGCATCTGACAAGAGAAATCTTGGTCAGGCTCTTGGCGAAGGTATTGTGGGTGGTGTCGGTGCTTATCAGCAGCAGCGCAAAATGCTGCCTGAGATTGCGAAGAAAGAAGCCGAAACTGAACTTGAAAAGGCTCGTACTGGCGAAGTGCAGCAGACCACCAAGAACCTCCGCAGCGGCATGTATGTTGTTTCGTTCAATGCTCTCGGTGAACTTCAGTTGTACGATAAAGAAAATCCCACATCTCCACCCGTCAAGCTTACGGATGAGTTTGGCAAGCCCCTTCCAGGGAAAGAGGGTTTGGCTGAGGAGGCAAAGAAGATGGCTGGGGCTCCCGGCACACCTTCTGGGCGGTATGTTTCAGACCCAACTAAACTTGCTGAAAAGCCGTCTGACGTTAATAAGTGGGCACCTACGCTGTCGATGCCTGAAAATTATATCCCTAAGAATGTTTCGCAATCTCTCAAGGTGAACCCTGCTACAGGGGTAGCTCCAGCTTCTGCGATCCAAATCACGAAGGATGCCCAAGATCGTGTTACGGGTATGGAGGCGAAGGCTAGTTCCGCCCAAGATGCCCGACTTGAGCTTACTAAGTTGATTCAGCAGTTTGATGCCATACCGCAGGGTGGTTGGACAGAGTTTGGCCCTGGCAACGCAAAACGAAACGAGATTCTTGGGCGGGTCAATGGTCTCTTGGGTGTTCTTGGCGCTGAAAAAATTGATGCGTCTTCTCAGGCTTTCAATGAAGCCGCGAAGAAAGGCACCTTCGGTCTTGGCACAAAGGTTGCCAATTCAATTGGCACAAGAGAGCCGGGCTATGTGGTTAGCCAGGCGATCCAGAGCCAGCCTGGAACTGAAATGAGTAGGAAGGGCATCGACATTGTGACGGCATCAATGTTGGCGCAAAATGATTACGACCAGGACAAGGCAAAGTTCTTTAGGGATTATGTAAGCCGGTTCCATACACTGGAAGGCGCAGATGGGGCTTTTGAGCACTTCAATCCAGTGCAGATGTATGCAAATCGTGGCCTTGTTAATTCTATTTCTCAAGAGGATAAGCAGAAGCTGGTTGGATTCTTGGGCCAGTATGGTTCTCAGTATCCTGGCAAGGCACAGCAAGCTGTACAAGCCTTTGAGAGAGAGCATGGGCTTGGAACGGCTAAACTGGTATTGGGGAAATAACCATGGCGGATCAACCTCAGAATTTTGAAACTGATGGGCCTGCAATCCCTGCATTTGGTGTAAAATCAAATGTTCCTAAAAAAATTGTACCAGAAGCTGATGGGCCAGCTTTGCCTACTTTTGGTAACCGTGAAAACCCTGATCAGGTTGATTGGGAAAACATGTCCAATACAGAGGTTGCTTCAAGGGCACTTAAGGCTGCCCCTTCCAGTGCGTGGAATGCTATAAAAGCCATCCCAGAAGCTATTTACAATTACCAAGAGACTGGCGAAGGCCTCAAGCAGCTTGGACAGGGCATCGCATCTAAGGCTCGTGGGGCGTTTGGCGAAGTGCAAGATCCGTCCAAGAAAGCGGAAACTGAAGCGGTTTTCAACACTCTTCTTGAGCCATATACGTCAGTCGCTGGTTTCAAAAAAGCAATCGCAACGGACCCCTTTAGCGTTCTATCTACCGCAGCTATTCCGCTCACTGGCGGGGCATCTGCTCTTGCTGCCGGGTCTGAAGCTCTTGGTGCCGCATCTACCGCTGGCAAGATCGCGTCTGCTGCTAGCAAAGCTGCAAAAATTGGTGCGGGGGTTGCAGATCCACTCACTGGCGTAATTGGTGGCGGTAAACTGTTAGCGCAAAATTTTGCCATGCCAGCAACAAAAAAGACGGCTTCTGTGGCATCTGGCTTAGGGCCTGAAACCCTTGAACAGATATATCAGACAGGCAAGTCTTCCGATCAGGCCATAAAGGATGGGTTTAATACATGGGCAAAAGGGCAGGGCAATGCTGTCAATTTGTCTCAGGATGTTTCTCAAAGCCTAAAGAACTTTCAAAAAGATGCTTTTAAGGATTGGCGAGGCACAAAAGAAGGCATACTTGCATCAAAAGCAGATGTTCCATTTGACCCTGTCTTTAAGGCAATAGATGAGGCACGGGACACTATAGGTCCGTACAAAACTGCTTTTGGTTCTAGCGCCGATGCTCATGCGGCGTTGGATAGCCTTGAGGCGATGCTTAAGAAAAGAGAAGCCGCTCCTCCGGGGTCTATTGGGCGTCAGTTAGATTCTTTTGATCAACTGAAGCGTACTCTATACAATGACGGGCAAAGAATGCCCCCAATGACTCAGCAGGCATACAACACTGTCAGGAATGGTGTTTCAGACGCAATTGGGTCCGTTGCTCCGAAGTACCCTGGACTGATGCTTGATTATCAAGCTTTGCTGGACAACTTCAACACAATCAAAACAACGCTTGGCACTAAGGACAATGTTGCAGCAACAACAGAAATCCTTAAGCTTATCAAAGCTCAGAATGACATTACCGGGAACCAACTTATAGCGCAGCTTGCGAAGTATGACCCAACGCTACCCGCTAAAATTGCAGGCGCAGCGGTTCATCAAGCCGCCGGGCACCCATCTGCTTGGGCGCAGGGATTGAGTGCAGCGCAATGGACTAATCTCATCGCGGGCATTGCAACCATGAACCCAGCGCACATAGGTGCCGCCGGTCTTGGTCTTGTGGGCCAAAAGGTGTTTGGCTCTCCCGAAAATGTCAGCAAAGCAGCATATAGCGCAGGCCAATTTGCTGGTGCTGCTAAACCTGTCTTGGAAAGCCCTGCGGCTAAAGTGGCACCTTATGTCAGCCCTATAGCAACAGCACCTCTTGAACGCATGCAGGGCGAGCTTGACCGCCAGCAACGAAAGCACGGTGGTCGCGTTTCTGATAAGCTGGTCGCTATGGTTGACCGGGCTAAGAAGAACATCAACAATAGCACCGAAAGCCTCCTCCAGACGCCTGACAGCCATGTCGCGCATGCTCTGGAGATCGCTAACCGTAACTTTGAGGGCTGATCCATGGTTTTCCCTACTACAATAAACAAGAACCTTCAAACTCCCAATCATGGCACTGCCGTGGATTATTGGGACCAGCCGCTCAACTACGACTTTACGTCGCTTGATGCCGCTTTAGGAAAGTTAATTATTTTCAATGCAACGGCTGGGTCTAAAACACTATCGGATGATCCTGCAAATGCCTACAGCTACATCCCTTTGATTATTGAGATCCAGGGTGAGCTAAATGGCACAATTGGAAACGTAGTCTACACCATTCCTTCTGGTGTTGGTGGCGTTTGGATTGTCCGTAACTACACAACCGACTTGGCTGGCACAGGCCCATGGGCGGTGTCATTCGTCAATGCGGCGACTGGCTTGGGTGTAGCTATTCCAAGAGGATACTCATCTATCATCAACAGCGATGGGTCATCGGTTCTTTTCTCTGACTCTCGCACCCCTACCGCTGCGGGCAGCAATAGGCAAATTCAATTTAACAGTGGTGGGTATTTGGGGGCCTCTACCAATCTGGTATATACATCAGCGGGGAGGCTCGGTGTTGGCACAAGTTCGCCTGCTGGGGAACTTCATGTTCAACAATCTATTGACGGGGAAATATTTAGAGTTCAAAGGTCCGGCGGGACAAATATCCCGATACTGCTCATCGATCTGAACGAAACGAACAACGTAGCGACCATTACTGAAACCGGCGCAGTAGCTGGTTCCATCGCGTTTAACACTGGCTCCACCGAACGCATGCGCATCACCGCCGGTGGCAATGTCGGTATAGGCGGCGCGTTGGTTGCTGGCGACTCCAAATTATATGTTAACGGTGATATATCGATGCCGTTGGAGGTAGGCATCGGCTCAAACCTTTACTACGATGAGTCAATTTCTGGCCTCAGATACATTGGGAATGGATACGGTGCGTGGATGTCCCTCTGCAATAGCGGGACTGGGGCCTTTAACTTTTTCCGCGTTGCCAGCGGCACTGCCGATAGTCCGGCTTCGCTTATCAACACGATGACTATCGATAATGCCTCAAATCTCAGTGTGGTGGGGAACATCAGCGGTGGGAACATCAGCGGTGGGAACATCAGCTGTGGGAACATCAGCGGTGGGGACATTAGTGGTGGGAATTTTTCGGCAAGCGGCGGCCTAACGGCGGCGGGTCAGATACAGTCAGGTTCCTCTACGAGAGCTGTTCTCCGTAATGATGCGGGTGCGGCAAGGGCTGATTTGAATTTGTACGCAAATGATGTTTGTTACGTCACGTTTGGAAAAACTACAGGCGCATTCGATATAGGTCGCGTTGCATATGATACGAGCATCAATCATATGGGTTTTTACGCCAGCAGCGTAGAGGTCGCCGGAATTTCTGGAGGTTCAGACCGCAGTCTTTATGTTTATTCGTCTGGTGGTTTTTCAGGAAGTTTTTCAGGTGATACGGGCCTTGTTAAAGCTAATGGCTATCAATGCAAATATGGAACAGATAATGGTACATGCACTCCCCATGCATTTAATATACTTTTTGATGAAGATACAAACCTTCCATATCTGTTCATTGACACTACAAATTTGGGAGCAATAGCAACTTATTCAGATTATCGCGTAAAGAAGAACATTGAAACACAGGCGACCTCTGGGGTTGATCGAGTAAAAAAACTTCGTCCTGTATCATATCAGATTGCCGACTATGGGACATTGTTCAAGGCGAGCGGTATCACACGCGAAGGTTTCATCGCGCATGAATTGGCAGAAGTAATCCCCAGCGCCGTTGATGGGGCAAGGGATGAAGAAGGAAAACTTCAGTCACTTCGACTTGACGCTTTAGTCTCCGTGCTCACAAAAGCCATTCAAGAGCAACAAGTTATGATCGAAGACCTACAGGCTCATGTAGCCAAACTTGAGGCTAAATAAAGAAAGGCCCCAGCCTGACCAAACAGACTGGGGCAAGTAGGTGCGTTTACGGACAATCAACAGAGACTAGGCTGAAGGTTCCGAGAATCATCAGCCAAACACTATTGTTTGACACCTCATTGTCTCACATAGCCAGTGAACTTCAAGCAGGATCTCGACCAAGAGTGATGTTTCTTTCTGCTCTAATGTCCTGATTTTTCCAAGACCAGCATTCACCATCATCCTGGAACACCACCCAGATGAGATCATGTTCTGGTCCATAATCAATAATTGCTTGAGCCATGCCCTTCCCTTTCGGGGTTACGACAGGAATTGTGGGATTAAGTTGCAACAGCATTCGCTTCATCCTTGTTCTTGATGTGGAATGGTTTCAGTGCCAATTCTGGCACAAACCAGCTTTCTCTGTAGCCACCATGATTGGCCCTGTATTGAGGCAGCATCACGTTCTTCGCGTAAGCCCACCCTCGTATGCAGTAGGTAGGTCCCTTGCCTGTTACATGTACGAAAACGTGCTCTGGATCGTCATTGTCTCTGATAACCATATCCCAGTCATGCTCTCGACGAAACCTAACTTGGATATTTTTTCCAAGATCCGCCGCCTTAAACGTGTTCACCGTTGGCATAAAGTAGCGGTCTCTGGTCTTAGCCACTAGAAGCTCTCCAATGGCACCCTGGATGTGAGCCGTTAGGAAGTCTTTGTCTGACTTCTCCATGCCATGAGTTGGCCTCCGCCCCGCCGTCTCTGCCTCGTAGTGGCGTATCGTGCCAACATTGGATGCGTGAAGCATCTCTGCTAGGCTTAACTCCACCCAGACGCGCCCATCATCCTGCCGCATAGACATCATTTTTTCCCTTTTCGTTCAATCCTGTAATAGCAAAGCGCCTCATGTTCTTTGCAATAGGATCTGCCATTTTTTTGTTTTCCGCAGAACAAGAAGTCTTTTGGATCTCCGTCATTCAACACGTACCGGCACATTTTTGGCACAAGTTTGTCAAACTTAACTGGGCGGTAGTTGATATCTTCAACAGATCGCAACGCAAGGTTGAGAACTTCTTCTTCTGGCTCAGGTGTGGTTTTTTCTTCTTTCTCAAGCGGTGATTCACGCATGACATCAAAAAGCGTCAGCAACCTCTCTTTTTCGAGTTTTTTGGTTTCCTTTCGAATATTGTGCATGCGGGCATCGCTATCACGAATGCCAATCTTCCCCCCCTCACGCATGCGAAAGATTTTACCTATTACTGAGCCTCTTGTTGCGCCGATTTCTATGCCAATTTGTGTGGCAGATAGGCCCTTTAGCCATAAGTCTTTGATTGATTGTGTGATGTCATCCATGATTGCCCCCTGTGGTTGATGGCGGCAAGTAGCCTCACCGCCATCGTATTTAATCAATAATGCGTGTCGGGGTGTCTGGGCTCAACAGCAGCGCGCAATTCAGCCAGTTCAGCATCCACTGACTTCATACTGGTTTCGTTTAAGGCTGCATGCTCATGTTGGGAACTAATCAACTCACCGGCAAATGCATAGTAGTTGATCCCATCAACATAATTCTCCTTGTTGGCCCGATCATTGCCCAATCTTGCCAGTTTGAGCGCATGAAGGATAAGGGCGACATCATGGGCGGTCAAATGTATGCCAGTAATGAGCGTTGAGATCTCCGCAGCGCGGTTCAAACAAATCTTCACATCTCCATACAGTGCATTTCGATCATTGAAGATCTTGGCCGCGTCTGACATTAGTTCACGATAATCCATGATATTCTCCTATTTGCTGTAGCGTTGGTTTTTGGTTCTGATGAAGCTTGCTTCTACGCCCGGTTCATCAGCAGCGTGATCTCTATCAAGATCGATGAACTCAACAATCTTGCCAATGCAGGAACTGTTGATAATGATCTCACCTCTGTCTTGCCACCATATCTCTCCATTCATGTTTGTACGCTTGTAAAACAAGCCAAAGACAAGAAATTCTTGGCGGTTCAGTGCCGTGCAAAGCTCTTGTAGGGAGGTGCATGGATATTCCAACGTCAATTGGTGCGTTAGCATTCCATTTGCGTTGGGCATCTTCATTGAAATTAAGAATCGCATGCATCCTCACTCTTGTTCCTGAGAACCACTGTTCCATCCATGCGGCGCTTCCATTTTGAAAAACGACCGCCTGGCAGTGGGGATTTGGACCGTGCCGCCCCGATGTGCTTTTGGTGCTTCCGTTTCACCTTAGCAATCATGGGAGCGTCAACAGTGCTAGTGTGAACCCTGTGGCACTTGCGATGAGCAACCAGCCAATTGCTTTCATCATCTCTACCACCGGCCTCAAGGGGGATATCATGGCTGACATCCCACTCTTGGCCGGGCACCACCTTCATGCTGCATAAATGGCAAATGCCGTCGTGCCGCAGAAAGATATCGGCTCGCATCTTGGATGTTATGCGAACACGTTTGATCAATGGACATTCTCAGATTCGTCGTCTTCCGCATGAAAATAACCATCAATGCTGTTTATTAGATTATTGAGGAATGTAGCCGCCATGGCCTTAGCAACAACCGGACCTTTCTTATCGTCAATTATCATCAACAGAACGATATAATTGGCAACAGCAATTGCTGTTGATTCATCTAGTTTCTCAAGGATTTTGAGAATTTTTCCTGCGGTTTTGTGCATCACCGCAGCTTGTTCGCTTAAGTTTTCCATTTTATAACCTCATCTCTGCGCGTTTTGACGCCTCAAGTGATTGCCATTCGTTAAATTTCATGCGGATGTATTCAAGTTTGACCTTCAAGAAGGCAGCTTTCTCTCTTGCCTTCACCATGTTGGTGACGAACTCACTCCAGTCCCCTGATGCTTTGACTTGCATTTCGGCGCGGCTGACGGGCATGTCTCCCAGAGAGAGCATCATACGCGCCAGCACTGCGCTTTTTGTTTCCTCAAGCAGAGAGGCGCCGGAATCAGCGTCTACGTAAGCCTTCGCGACAATGCGGTATTGTTCCGAAAGCGGCAGATTGCTGTCCATGCTTTATAACCCTTTCTTTCTTTTCCTTTTTATGTGACGCAATCCCCCCTAAAAAGGAATAGAATCCTCGTCAAGATTCACAACCCTGGCCGTCTGTGTCTGGGTGGACGCCGGGTTCATCGGGCTGACTGAAAAGCTAATCCACTTTTCATTATTCTTATCGGTCTTGGACCAGGCGCTAACCCAGTACTCGACGCCCCCGATCATGCACTTTCCGCTAAGGGGTGGAGACTTCTCATTCTTGGGGTTCTTATTCTTGAAGATAGCCCCGCTGTTGTCTTTCTGCTCAAACGCCACTGGTTTTCTCCTTCAGTTGAACAATCTTGGTATCCAGCTCGCTAAGAAAGCTAGCCACTTCCTTCTCAAGTTCAGATGTCAGGGCATCATCCCGCTCGACCCGCTTGATGAAGATCTGCATTCCTTCCGGCATGCGAGGATCAAATGACACGAAGTCACACCACTTCCGCCCAGTACACGCCATCTGCCACTGCATCTGGATGTTGTACCGGGTAGGCACAGATTGGCTCAAAAGAGTGTCAATATGTGTAGCGGTTATTGGGCATTTGATCTCCACCATGCCATCTACGCCCACAAGCCCATCGGGGCTTGCTCCACCGTCGAAGATGGAGCTATGGGGGACAAAGCCGACTTCCTCAACCAAGCCGCCGCTTGCCATCTCGTATGCAGCGCGGGCCTGTGGCTCTGTCTCTGTCCCCCATAGCATTGCGGCGTTCTGATAAAAGTCCCCCCTGACTCCTGTCAGACGCTCGCAAATCAATTCAGCCATGTAATTGGCGCGGCTGGTGCTGTACCCAGACTTGGTCTTAGCGACGACATCCGCAAGCCGGGACGCCGTCACCTTACCAAGACGAGCAGAGAACCATTCGGGTGTTCTCTGTTCCATGTTCACACACCCAATCCATGCAAAGTTAAAATCTTGACCATATTTCGAAACAATTTATGCCGTATTTGGCCCCCTCCCCCATTAGCTTCATTCTCTCTAATCTCAAACAAAATATGTTTGAGGGCAGAATGCATTCTTTTATTTGCGGCCATCGCGTCCTCCACCGTCAATGCAGGAACATCTATGGCGTTAATGAGAGTTACCGGCGTATCCATTATTCGCCCCCCTTGTTGTCTACTGCGGTCGCGATGGCCTTCAAGTCTTTGATGACATCTGGAGTTAAGAGCTTACGTTCAGAGGCGTCCAACCCCCGCCAGAACATGTTGAGGGCATCAAGGCCCTTCTCAGCTTCCTTCTTGGCAAGGAGTGCCAGCTTCTTTGCAGCAGCAGGATCAACTTCTGCAACAGGCTTGGCGGTCTGGGCGGCATTGCCGTCATCATCATCCGCAGCCAGATTGGCGATGGACATGAGCGCATAACGGCGAGCATACGAGATCCCGCTGCCAATTGGATGCGGCTCGTGCTTCACCGGCATGAACAGCGTTTCTGCCATAAACTCACCTGATGAATGCAAGAGCATAGTTTCGACCTCAACGCCGCCTGGAACGGTGCGAGGAAACTGGACAACTGACAGGCCGTTGTCAGCAAACGGCTGACGGACTGCGGCGCGCACTGAAGCAAGATCCGCATACTTGGACTTGTAAAAGTCGTTCTTAGTGGTCTTTGCAGCATCCTCAATCTGGCCCTGCGCGATGGCAAGGGCGGTAGCAAGCTGGTTGATTGTGTCTGACATTTTCATTGCGGTTCTCCTGTTATTCCCACATGCCTTCACGGGCGCATTCATCAAAGATATCGTCCATCAGCTTCTTGTCGCGATGGAGGTCGTTCTTTAGCTCAACAGACGGGTGCCAATTGTCTTTGCGCCCCTGCCTGTAGTCATGCTCAACTGATATGCCGGTCTCACCATTGTGAACTGTTAACTGGAAGGCGTAGACGTAAGGCTGTCCATCTACGCAGTCGATCTCGATATCCAAAGCGCCGGTCAGGTAGAGGTGATCAGGCAACTCGTACTCATCTAGTTTGTATTCAATTGGGATCAGGTTCATGTCTCTCTCCCGTTGTGGGGTGTCTCTTTCTCGCACATCCCCTGATTCGTGTCAACAAACAATTTGACCTTTTTTGAAAACGGTGCATAATGCCTACATGAAGCAGACGCGAACACACACACTGATTGAAGTCTTCGTCCACTACGGGTCCATGACCCTTTTGGCTAAAGAGCTTCATCTCACCCCGGCAGCGGTATCTGCATGGAATCATGTTCCTATGCGCTATCTTGCTAAAATATCAAAAGAAACTGGCATCCCACGCCAGAAATTGAGGCCGGATCTTTACGAAGAGAACTGAGCTGGGCGGGAGGTTAGAGTGATCAAATTCGTCCTAGATTTTCCGCCCAGTGTTAACCGCCTATGGAGGACAACCTCAACCGGAGGTATGTACCGATCTCCCAAATACACCGCCTGGCGCAAAGTTGCCATGATGCAAGCAAAGATTCAGGCAAGGGGCAAACAAGTTTTAGAGCCATACAAACTGACACTGGAGGTGGTAAGGCCAGACAAGCGTAAGCGCGATCTAGATAATTTGCTGAAAGCGGTGTCGGATTGTCTAGTTTCTGTTGGAATCATAGACGACAGCCAATGCGAACACCTAGAAGCTAAATGGGTTCACAATGAACACTCATGCACAGTCACAATCGAAAGGATCAAAAATGAAACAAGCACATTATTGGGAAGCTCAGGAACAGCGGTGGTATCAGCAATATCTTGAAGCCGAGAAGACGCTCAATGAGATGGAGCGAGCTATCGCTGAGTTAGAGATCATCGCACTCAATAACATCTTTGACGAAGCGGTGAAGGATCAGGTCCGCAAACTGGTCGATGCCGTCTGGAGGGGAAAACGCTGACATGGATCACTCCGATCACTCTGCACCTCTGCGTGAGCGCATAGCCATTCTTGAGGAAGAACTGCGCCAGCTTCGCGAAGCCATGGCGCCCGCTGGCAATCCTTTCCTGCGCGTTCTTCCCCGTCAACATGCTGCGCTGCTGATGGGCCTCTACAGCAGGCGCACAGCCACGTTTGCTTATCTGGATGCCATTGGTGCAGAGACAGGCCAACTCCGCAGGGGCGATGGCGAAGACTACGCCTATCATCGGGTAAAGATAGCAATGCACAAGCTGCGGAAGAAGCTGCGCGAGCATGGCATTGAAGTCAGTGTTATCAGGGGCGTCGGCTACTATCTGGATGATGAGAACAAAGCGAAGGTCGCGAAGCTGACAGGAGAGATATGATGGGAACGATTAAACAACACATACCAAACTTCGTGTC